GCCTCTTTTTCCTCCTTTTGACACCAGAAAGGGAGTTTCCACTTGCCAAAATCTTACCCGACTATCGACCAAAAGCGTGCAAACGCCGCGTTCGATGCATCGGGACGCGCTTCTTCAGAAGTGAAGGAGCGTGAGAAGGCCATTGGTCCTTCTGAGAATTTGACAAGAAAGCTCTGGAAACTACCAAACGACTGGGCTGACAAATTAGTTGCCGATTACTTTGGACGTGATAAGATAAGATCGTTTGCAATCGCACTCGATCCTTCTAACGCGTTCAAAACTAATTTTCAACTAATTGACGTCGTTAAACGTAGACGGATTAAAGGGACAAACGGGTACCAGTTCAGCATTAAAAGTGTTGATCGGGTACAAATTTGGTCCAATATTCAGTCTGACGATCCTGATCCTATTCCTGAGTATCAGGTACAGGATGAAACCTATGTCCAAGATAATGATGGACGTGGTTTCATTCAGTATTCGACGTTTTTTGAAGACTCTACTGATAGTCTTCGAAAGAAGGGTACCAAGTTGTCTGAAATGCGTCAGTGTAAAACCACTAACGATTGGACAAATGATAACCTTCTGTCATATACCGTTGTGTCGGAATCCAAGGAATATATGGATCCTGCTGACGTACTTTACGTACGTTACAAGTCCACATGTACTTGGTACTACCACAAGGATATGCCCGTCGTTGCCCCAGTAGATAATTGGGGAAATGACAAAGGTGTTGAATGGTTCGAGGATTCTGTTAAATCGTTTGTCAAAGAGCAGTTACCTGCTATTTTGACACCCTGTTTAACTTCCGCGCGCCAATTCAACGCGTTCTATCAGTTGGGAGAGTTGAAAGACCTCCCGATGATGGTTCGCAAAACCCGTCAATTCTACGATTATCTTCGCAACCTCGCTAAACATCCTCTAGACTCTCTCAGAGTTGTGGATAAACGTCTTGGTGACGCTTACCTAAACAAAGAGTTTGGCTATGATTCTTTAGTCGATGCTGCGGCGGATACGTTGAAGTTTCCCACCAAGATCGCGAAGAGATTAAACTATCTTCTCGAACGTAATGGAAAACGTACAACGCAACGCTATAAAAGGACCTTTAAGAATCCTTTTATAATGGGGTACTTTTACCCTGCCTTTACTTACCTAATACCATCTTCGGTTCATTATGAGATCATCGAGGAAGAACAAACTCTTGTTCCTACTTGTGAAACTCGTACCGTAGTTAATACGGTAGTTAATTTTCCGAAAGTGGCAGTACCAAAGTTTTCTGACCCGACTTACAGAAAGCTTATCGGGCTGAAACCAACTGTAACGGATATCTATAACTTATATCCGTTTAGCTGGTTATATGATTGGATGGGCGGAGCTGGTGATTATCTCAACTTAGTTGAGACTATCATCAAGGACGACGATCTAATCAATTTTGGTATGATAACCGCAATTGTTAATTGCGATTGGACTATCAAAGGTAAGTTAGGCGTTCGGGACAGTTACGTCGAAATCAATCATGATGGAGACGTGATTACAGAGACACTTGGAGATATACAGGAAATCCCGTATAACTTCAAATCTCATATACGATATCGAACACGTTTCGATATCGCAAGTCTCGAGAGTGTCAAGTCTGTGGACGGTAGAAATGGTAATCTATCCGATTCACAGATATCGATAATAGGTGCACTTCTCACGAAGTTTACCTAAATCAACGGCCGCAGTGATGCGCCCTAACCTCTAAAGGAGTCTCCATGCTTACTGATCCGATTGCCGTAGCCGCTAATGCCCCTAACCCGGCCCTGTCATTTGCTATGATCAGGACCGACAGTTATGGGTCGGAACGTCGAGATGATGCCGGCCTTTATGGGCTGGTCATCAATCATTCTACGAGCAAGAACGGCGATCGTCATTACGTGAAAATCACGAAGACGATCGACGCTACGAACCCGTACAATGCTCTTGTATCGCCGCAAAGTGCGTCGATCTCGATCTCGATCGCTCGTCCTCCGTTCGGTTTCACCTCGTCCGACTTGGCCGAGTTGTATACCGCGCTGGTGGATACTATCGCGAGCTCCGACGCCGGCATTGACCGCATCATTGGTTTCGAGTCGTAGTCGTGGAAGAGAGGACTTTCGTCCTGCTCATCGTGATTACGATTCTTACCGCTGCCATAATTGTTATGGCAATGGTAACCCCTGGTGTGGTCGTTCCGACGTAACGATCAATTCAGTCGTAAATTGATCTAGATCTGAACAGTACATGGACTGGAATGTCGACCTCATGGAGGCAACATGAAAAGTCCAGTAGTGCTCCTATCTAGTCTTTTTCACGATGTGAAAAGATTAGATTCTGGCGTCAAAGGACTTGATCGTGATCTTAATACGATCAAGTTTCGATTCGAGCACGAGGGCTATGGGTTCTTAACCATAGCTCTCCCTCGCTTCTGTAGTTCTCTAGATCGAGGACTAGCAGATGGAGAGTACACCTGCCCACTTGGTTTTTCCAAGAGGGGAGCGCTCCCGACATTACTATCGGGTTTGCTCTGTGCTGTGTTCGATAGGCAAACAGGCCAACTCTTAGAGAATCCTTGCATACATTCCGTAAAATGTTTACGGGAGATATGCTTGGTCTTTAAGAAGCTCATTTACAGTGAGTCTCATGAGGAAACACTTCATAAGGCTGCTGTGGATGAGTTTACTCTTTGTGATAGTGTTCTTCCCGATGATATCACATCAACGGAAAATGACTATTACCTAGAGCGCGTTTCGAAAATGGCTCTTCAAGGATTGAATAAATATGATCCTAGAGAGTTAAAACCGAAACACGGGCCTGGAAACGTTGCGGAAGGATATAGTCCAAACCAGAAGTGGAATGGGCTAATAGCTGACATGGTTCTCTATGACAGCTATTCATCCTATTACGGTTTCGATGTCACGGTTTTCCGTGGCGCCGATGATCAAAGAAAGATTTCTTCTTTCTTAACCGCAGAGGATGGTACTAACTTCAACGTCCCGACTGGCATTGCTAGACTGATAAGTGTTCCTAAGAGCGCCGTAGCTCGAAGGACCATCTCGATGGAGCCTGTGCTGAAGCAATTTATTCAGCAGGGCTTGAATACTGTACTACGTGACTCAATATCACGTTGTCCAATATTACACGAGTGTCTAGCACTAACCGACCAGAGTCGCAACCAAGTTGCTGCTCTGGAAGGCTCTCGTACAGGCGAACTAGCTACCATAGACTTATCGTCTGCTAGTGATCGGCTTTCTCTCTTACTTGTTGAGAAAGTCTTCTCTAGTAAGTCCCTCTTCTTAGAAGGACTTAAGGATAGTAGATCTTCATGTATTACTTTCGATGAGAAAGGATTTACATTGAAGAAGTACGCCGGTATGGGTAACGCAACTACATTTCCAGTTCAGTCTGTCGCATTCGCCTTGCTAGCGATATGCTGCATTCTTAAACAGGATGGTTCTAAACCAACCTTCTGGAATTGTAAGCGCGCCAGTCGATTACTTCGAGTGTTTGGTGATGATATTACCATTCCTTCGAAGTACGTCGCCAGCTTAGATAATTGGCTGACATTTTATGGTTTAAAGATCAACCATAAAAAGTCTTTCTCTACAGGGTTCTTTAGAGAGTCCTGTGGAGTCGACGCTTTCCACGGTAGGGATGTTACTCCTATTTATGTGAAAGCGTGGCCAACCCTCCAAACGGAGAAGTCTAGCCTTGTGCCTCATCTAGTCTCTGTTGCGAATTCTTTTTACAACAGAGGTCTATATGCGGCTGCAGCGTGCGTTGAGCAAGAGGTTGAATCCCTAGTCGGGAAACTGCCACTTGTTTCAAAGCGTTCTGAGGGGCTAGGTTGGCATAGCCGCGATGATACTAACATCCTACAAAAGTGGGATGGGAAGCTACATCGGTTCGTTTTCCGAACTTTAGTTGTCAAAGGAACACGTGTCCCTGATAAACTAAATGGTCATGCCGCTCTACTAAAATCTCTTATGGGTCTCGAAGCAAAGAAGGGTGATTCCTTCCTCGTCAGAGATTCTAAGAACTTAGAGAGCTCCCCCAAGCGTTTCCGAAATCGGTTACGCTGGAGGTGGTTGCCGGCTTTTGCCGGATAAAACCCACGGCTTGCGTCGTGGTCAGAGGAGC